CAATTTTCCAAATGCTCTTCAACATCTAGGCAAGTTAAAGCATATGTTAAGCGCTGTGAAGCCAACGGGCATCGAGTCGATCAATGTTGCACCTGCATTTCCCGATGACTTCGTTGCTGCAGCTGATATGGATACAGAGATAAACATTTATTTACTAGAAGCTGAGGGATTACATAAAATTCTATCCGCATTTAAACAGCGTAGAAAACCCCAATTTTTCACCTAAATTATTGACTATAAGGTGGGCTACTGAAAGCTGTGCTTGACCTCAAAATTGCTCTAAACACTGTTTATTGTCCGTTGAGACCTAGGGGGGACCGCTAGGCATTTAATTTCTCCATCATTTAAAATTCTTGATGAACTAGAGCCAGATGGTTCACCTTCGCTAAGTCTAATATTGATGTATATGGCAAGGCCTGAAACAGCTAGACACTCTACTGGCATTAGGAAAAAGTTGGTCAAATGATGCTTAACAGAACTGTAAGGTCAACCCATCGTAAGAAAATTTGGAGCAGAAGTGCTTCATAGTGATTTTTGCAACAGGCTGTTGCAAAACTGGGATTGGAACTTGCAATGCAGCTTGTTGCATAAATAAATCTCACATTGGTTTCATGCGCTCTAAACACGTCTTGGGGCACTTTCGTGCTAGAAAGTACCACGGGTAGAAATTCAACCTGAGCAGTTTTCTGGACAATTCCGTTTTAGAAAAATAGGTAATTTAGCAAAGCGTGAATTATTAAACATATGGAAAAAGTCGCTTAGCTTTGTGTCCAGGTTGATTGGAGCAGATCACTTTTCTAAATCACCGCCTTCATGACAGTGGTAATAACTTTCCCGATTACCGCGAACTCGTCGAGTTTCTCTTCATTCACGATAAACGAATCATATTCTTCTTTGTTGTCTGAGATGACGTTATAGCCCTCGGCCATGATGTCGTACTTCAGGCGCTTTATATAAACGTGCTTACCAATGCGAACAACATAGACACCATGCTTTACTGGGTGATCGAGTTCTCGCGTATCGACTAATACTTCATCGCCGTCACTCAAAGTATCTTCCATTGAGTCACCGTGGCAAATGATGATACGAGCATCTTCTTCTGTCAGGCCGAAACGTCTTAACCATAAGCAAGGCAGGAATTCGGTTCTAAGTTGGTATTCGGTATCGTTTTGAGCACCAAACCCACAAGACGCATAAACGTTGTACACAGGTACAGCGCACATATCGCCTATTTGAGAAGTGGCTTTCACAGACTTAACATTCGAAATCTCTGTGACATTGCCATCGGTATTGCGAGAAGCTCGACTAGCAACTTGCTGGCTAGTTTGGCTGCTACCAATATCAACGTGCCCTACTGACGTCGAAGTTTCGCTAGGTGTTGATGCAGTTAATAGATATTCCGCTTCATCAAGATCCGTGACGTATTTCTCAATCAGCTGTTTTTTTACATCTGGGTGGAAATTAGAAATATGGTATTCAAATACTTTGCTAGAAGTAGCACTTTGTCTTGATAACCAATTGTTACGTCTACCTTTTTGGGAGACGCCAGTCACTGATTTAGGCATTCCATCCAAACCCACTAAATCCGAACTTAGAAACCACTCTTTCACATAAACACCAATAAACACCGATAATCACTTGACATAGTCACTATCTGGGTGCACCATTCACATAAACACAAACAAACAGGATGTTTATCTAACACATTCGCCAAGAACAAAGATAAACACCAATTAACTAAGAACTATAACACGTCAGTGCTGTAGTGAGAATGAGGATAACTATATGAGCATGGATATTCACTACGGGCTTCAAGCAATGTTTGGTAAGCCGATTGTTCAATTAAGCGAAGTTTCAGAATCATTTTTCGGAATGAAGTATGCGACGGCTAAAGCCAAAGTTAGCAGCCATGAATTCCCTATTCCTGCCTTTCGTCTCCATGAAGAAAGTGAAGCTAACAAAGGTACGAAAGTTCCGTTGTTGATTCGAGTTAACGACCTTGCTGATTACGTTGTAAGAAAACACGAGGAAGAGCGAGCAAGGATGGAATCCATCTACGGAAAGTCTCACCGTCATTAAACCACCTTCGAAGCTAACCACTTTTCTTATGTTTCATAGTGAGTATCAGACATGGAAGTGAACCAGACAATGTGCGTCTTTTTAGCGGATGTACAAGAACAGTACAACGAAGCATGCAGCTTGTTTCGAGCACGACACCGTAACGAGCTAACAGACATAGCCAAAGCTTGTGGCCTTAGGTCAAACATGTTGCGTAACAAGCTGAATATCGAGCAACCGCACGTACTTTCTTTACCTGAAATGATGGCAATTTCTAAAGCTACGGATGACTACGTAATTTTAGAAGTTGTACTTCGCCAGTTAGGGCTAGTGACCGCTCATATTCCTGAAGGTGAAAGAGAAACGTTTATCAAACGTGCTCTAGACAACTCTGTGATTGCTGGAGAGATCTCTCAGCTAGCGTTAGACACGGCAGGCCAAAGAGCTCTACCTCGCTCAACTCGAAACTCAATTATCAAAACGGCACAAGCTGGCATTAGCAACTTGGTGCTGCTCATTAACGACCTAGAAGACCGCACAAGTGGTGCACACCCTTTCTTATGTATGGGTGTGGACTTGATAGCCAACGGTGCGCCTTTACCTGGTCTTACTTAACTTTCTACAGGGGTGTAGTTATGGGTAACAAATCCACTTATTTAATTCAGATACTGACTGAATCGTTCAGTCAAATCGCTGATCGTTTTCACGCTAGCAGTGAAGATCAACAGCACGAAATTCTCATTCAGTTAGATGCTATCGCCAAGAAACAGACGTTAGTCGAATCACATAGAGCTCAAGCAGAAGTGCTAGCCGATATGAAAGAAGCGATGCAAGGCGATCGTGCTCGCGTGTTCTTCTCGCATTCGTTCGTCAGTTGGTATCGCTCTGGTCAAAGTGAAAAAGCAAAACCTCAACTGCATCACTGGTCGCAGCTCGATATGAGCAATCGCCGCCTGTACCTAGAAATGTTAGGGCTACGCGACTTGGGCCGTTGGGATGATGAAGCGTTATACCAGTTCGAACAGTACTGCTTAGAAGTAATCGGAGGTTAGGCATGAAAACACAATCAATCAATATCCAAATTACCACTGTTGATGAAGCGCTTCATTGGCAGAACGTAGCGACTCTTAACATCAATAAGTTCCGCTCTAACCCTGTTGAAGGGCAAGAGAACTATCAAAGCAATCTAATACGCATGTGGAATGATGTGCATGCACAAGCTGGCTTAGCGCTTATTGCAATGCAAGAAGTAGAGGTGGCGTGATGGAATATTTTGCCCTTCGTTTATTTGGTGATGGCGCTATGAAGCGTCACCCCGAAACTTTTGAACCAGAAGTTACTCAATTGGGTGATTTTGATTCTTTGACAGATGCCGTCAAGCAAGCTTGCGTTCAGCTAAATTGCAACACCGTTGGTAATGAACGTTCTGGCGTTCTTAGCCAAGGTGAAGGCGCTGGCGGTTTTATGGTTGTGGATACACAGGAGCTAGCAGCGGTATGAGTTTTTACAAGCAAGCGCAAAAACAGGCAGTAGCAATAAAAATTGGTGATCGCTTCTTCTGTGGTTTTGGGAAGAAGCAGCGAGTTCAAACAGCTTGGAGTCTTGCAGGGGCAAATCTGTATTTAAGTGCTTATGACGACAAGGTAAAAGAGATTCTCGTTACGTTAGAAGAAAAGAAGAAGAAACCAGAAGTGATATTTATTGAGGTGGCAGCATGAGTGATGTGACTTTTAGACCTGCAAAATCAACGGCTGACTTACCTATCACTTCTCCAATACATAAGCCCTGCCCTGATATGGCGGGAATGGAGAACCCAGATCCAAAGAAACGAGAGCGAGCGCGCTTTTTAGTGTCGAAGTTGCGCGAAAAACACGGCATTAAAAAGCGTGTTAAGGGCAACTCTCAGCCAATGAATTATGTGTGTAGTGAAAAAGGGTGCGCTGAACCTTGGGGCTCGGTAAGTAATGCGAATCCAGGGGATGTGAAGCAGTAAGCGATGAAGATTGAAACTCTGTACCATGTGGCCGGAGCCGTCCGGCCTATTGATGAAGTTAAAACTGCTAATGCCAGCTATGAAGCTGGTTTTTTAGGTTCTAAAATTCCTCACTACACAGAATACGAGCAACAATTGCTCGATTCTGGCGTGGTTAAATCTCTTCCTATTTACGACCGTGTTTTTAATCAAAAATCAAAACACGTTACAGATGTTAAGTTGGCAACTGAACATTTCAAAAGGCTAAATTCACACTCCAAACCCGACCGCGAAGCGGCGGCCGAAAGGCCGGAGACACTAGGCTTGTCCAAGGGCGCAAAAGTCCGACACGAGAAAAAGCGTTTAAAGTTGGCTCGAATCAACAAGCGTGTGAAGGTTATCGGGCAACCCGTTGGCACTAAGACAGAGCTTGATAGCCGAATGGGTCATGAAAGCTTTGATGCGTTATACGCGAGTACAGAGCGAAATACTGCGCGAGTTTTACCACTGAAGCATGAGAAAAGGCCTCCTTTCGAGAGGAAGCTATCACCAATCTCTCTTCAACTGCAAAAACGAGACTGGTCTGGGCAAATGCGCGCTCAAATTGTTACCCAGACGCCTGCAGGAAATGCACCCGAGGCTAATTCGGGTACTCGTTATACGGAAAAGCTAACACCAAAGAGCGTTTCTAACATGTTCGAGAGTGGTGCGTATGTTGCCCAATGTCATGAAGGGTTTACGACATTTCTGACTTTGACTTTTACACCGGCACAACGTCACGCCATTTTTGGAGCAATGGATGAAGGCATCGATGCTGACGGCCCGTTCACTCCAGTAGAGTTTGAACGAGATACCGGTGATCTTATTCCTGGCAAAGACGGCCTGTATACACAGTTACCAAAACAACCATTCAAAATCATTAAACCACTCGATACCAGTATTGGGCGCGAAACTTCCCGCTTTCTCGATGGCAGCAAAAAGATGTTTCATCGAGGTTGGTACACAGAAGATGGCGATTACGTTCCTGGGCAATTTAAAGCGAAGCCTTCACCCTTTGGCCCTGATAGAGATAAAGCTGATTTCCATTATATGTGGGTTGCAGAAAGCCCAATGAATGAAGATGGCGAACCCAACCCGCACGTTCACTTATTGTTGAAATGGACGGTCGATAAAAAGCATTTCAAAGACTGGGCCAAACGTTTGGAATCGCTATGGGGTCATGGCATGGCTCACATCGAAAGAATTAGACAGCCCAAAGCAGCCAGTACTTATCTCATCAAAGCGGTGGGCTATGCGGCCAAAGGCAATAACGCTGACCAAGGTTTAATTAAAGGGAATCGTTACAGCATAGCGAGAGTCTCACGCGCACCAAGTTGGGAAACACTCGCCTCGTTTGAAGCCGACAATATTACGGCTGTGATTCGAGAGTTGGGTTACAAGCTTGAGCAGTGGAAAAAACCTTTGCTGCGAACAATCTCACGTATCAATAAGCAAAAAGCTCAAACCGTGAAAGCGTCGAGTATCGCCAAGCAACAAGGCAAGCCTGAAGACCATCTCAAAAAACTGCAGTCACGAATTATTCGCTTAGAACATGCGGCTAAGAAAACCACGCAAGAAATGAAGTCTCGCCAAATGCATGCTTCTAGTGGTAACCGGTTCTCGATAACTTTTGACGGCGATGAAGCCAAAGAACGGATGGATAACTTCTTGATGTGGGCAGCTGGAGCTAGAGGTTGGTCGATGACTTGTCGTGATATCGATTGTAGCGATTTAAAGCAAGAAGCAGATGAAACTTATCAAGCGCAATATCACCACTTCTTAGAACGGCGGGCTTATTGGCGATCGGTTCTTGGTGAACCTTACATACCCGAAGAACCCGATGAGGATGAAGTGAGTTATTGGCAAAGTGCCAAAGCGGATTATTTAGAAGGGAGATTACAATAATGCTAGTGACATGCCCAAAATGTGAAAGCAAAACTCGAATTGCGACCTCGCGTTCCATCAGTTCAGAAACGCGAGAGCTGTACTGCCAATGTTTAAACCTTAATTGTGGAAAAGTGTTTGTAGCGCATACGTCGTTCTCGCACTTCATTGAACCGACAGGCCAAAAGCCAAGCTCAGAACTACAGCCTGAGCTGTGTAAAGGCGATGTGAACCAAATCGATATCTTTGAAGCAGAACAACCAAGCACTTAAAACAAGCAGTCTAGACTACGGGTATTTTGAATAAATGAACCTTATTCCTAAAAAGCGCCTTGATGCTTTGCTTGAAGTGATCTCAAAAAGAGATATGCCAGAACAAACTCGCAAAGCCGTGAAACTGGTGTTCGAGTCTGGCTATTCTTACGAACTGGCTTCACTAAGAACTGGCGTATCAAGCAAGCGCGTTTCATTGGCCGTGCGCAAGCTGAACCAAATGGATGAGATTTTACTGAAGGCGTATCGGGGTAAATTATAAAAGCCTCGGCTTCCGAAGTAGGCATTAAAGCGCACATAAACATTGCTTTCTTTTTCTAAACCAGACAATATAAAAATATAATTATTTCAATTAAATTAAGGTTTTATATGAGATTTGGATTTCGCAGTAATGATGACGTAATTGAAATGCTTCTAGATGGTAACGTTATACATACTCAAAAAAAAAGGATGAGGAAAGTTCAATAGAGTATATAGGCAATCCTGATACTGATTTAATTAATGCCTTACTGTCGTGCAAAGTAAAAGAAATACCCTATCCGTTACATTTAGAAATGTACGAGCGAATTGAAGATATCCTGGTATTTAACTTGGAAAAGGACACTGAGGATTTAATTCTTCAAGTTTCTTACGATATAAACTTAGAAGAGTGGGCCTTCCCTTTTACAATCCATACATTCCTAGCTTCATTCAATAGAAAACTTCGGGATTTGGGACTAAACATAACCCAAGATCCCATTGATGATAATACGTCTTACACCATAATTTCCCTCACATTACATAGTGAACAGGTGATCCGAAATACACTAGAAGACATTTCACTAAAAGTAACCTCGATTGCAAGTGCTATCTTAGATGATTTAAGTAGACAATCCTTCGGAAAACATGTCCTCAAAGCATTTAGATTCCCTCAAAACTACCAAAACATTTGTTCACAATATCTAATCTGGTTCGGTGAATTCTTAGAAAACTATGGTATCAACGCTCTAATATCCATAGATCACAGTGGAGAAGAAACTCAAGTTATTGTTTCGTCTGAACATACTGAACAGATGTTCGCAGACATTGAGGCATTATTTTCACAATATATCGCTCTACCTTATGCTGAGTACCTACCAGCACAGAGCCAAACTTTATCTCCAGAGCAACAGTTCATGGTGACTCAACTACAAACTCAAGTTAATCACTTTAAAGGGCAACTTGAGATGAAGAGCGCGGCAATTCAACTAAAAGAAGCAACTCTTCAATCACTGAAAAACACCATCCAAACACAGCAAAACACTATTGATGTGCAAAAAAATCAGCTACTACTGATTGAAAGCCTTCAAGGTGATGAAGAAATCGAGCTGTTTGGTGGTGCTATCAAGTTAGGTGAAATTGAATGGGGCCCTCTAAAAATTTGTCCCAAGAAACTGCTAGATAAAGTTCGAAAAGACTAACGATCACCTTTTTTCTAAAAACGCACAAAAACGATCTCAGACGATCTCTAAATCCCTCATCTAAAACAGCCCTCGATGTAGATACATCGGGGGCTGTGTTCCAATACAACTACCGAAATGAAATGCGGTTCTAAGATCGCATAATTGCAGTGTGGAATTTTGGTGTGGAGGGGTGGGTGAGTCCGAACAGGGCCTGAGCGCCCTACTCCATCACTAATTCTATTCTCACTGCCTAGTTCTGATTTTCTTCTGTAGTTGGTGGCTTTTTGATGTGGGAACGACAGTACGAGCACGCTAGATGGAATGGGCTTAAGCTCAACATCCTCTCGACCGCCTTTGATGGTGGTAAGCGCTTGCAAGTGAGCGAAATCCCCTACTCTGACCTACCACACATCAAAGTCATGGGAACAAAAGCCCGTACCTACACAATTGAAGCGGTATTCGTTGGTTCCAGTTCTCTGGCTGATGCTAATACCCTCATTGAAAACCTAGAAGCAACACCAACTGGCGATCTAGAGCATCCTTGGTTGGGTGAGCTGCCGCTTGTCTTTGAAGACGTATCCCAAAGCATCAGTACCAAGAAAGGCTTAGTCACGCTGAGCCTGAAGTTTGCTCGTGCTGGCTCTTCCCCTTCAATCACTGCACCGACTTCCGTTCGTACAAAAACGCAGGCCAACATAGTCGAGAGCTTGTCGAAACGTTCTTTCGTAAAAGAAGTAAACGGTTTGGATGTATCGGACATTCACAGGGTTCAAAGTGATGTCACCAGCGCATTGAACGTGTTGGTCGACATCACCAACCGTTTGAACCTTGAAGATGAAAACCTTCAAGACATTAACTACGCCATCAATAAAGCATTTTCGGCAGTGAGTAGCCTCAGCACCAACCCAACTGAGTTCGCTGACCTATTTTCTGCGTCAGTGAATGCGGTGGCCGATGGTGTTCAAGCTGAGCCTAATTCAAGTAATGAAGCAGTAGACAACTCGCGCAGTGCTCAAGCTTTACTACTAGGTGAAGTGAAACCGGACACGCCAACTCAGCACCACAATGTACAAATGGTGACGGGCGCAGTGAAGATGAACAAAGACATCACACACCTAGAGAAAGGCGACCGTTTTGATATTACGCAGTCGGCTAAGCAGCCTGAAACCATCAATAATGATCTATCTACGTTGATTGTCGGTATCGATGAGCGCATCAAAGAGACCACCCAAGTATCGACGCTTGAAAGCATTGAGTTGTTCGACGCAGTGACGACATTAAAAAGTAATGTAAAGGTTCAGCAGGATAAGGTGGTCAGCGGCACTGCGCGTCATAGAACGGTGCAATCACCACGCTTTCAATCCGCGCTGACGATTGCGCACGATGAGTTCACTCAAGAAAAAATCATCACCAAAATGAATGCGCTGCAGCACCCGCTCTTCATTCGTGGTGACATTGCCGTGAGGGATGTGTCATGAATACGCTAACGATGCACATTGATGGCAAGCCGCGCACCTTCTATCAAGCGAATATCAACTACTCCATTGAACAGCTGGCCCACACGTTCAGCTGCTCAATTGAGCCTATGAGTATTGAAAGCCCGTTATCGGTCGAGTTCTTCCTTAACGACAAGTCGATTCTGATTGGTCAGATTGATGGTGTGTATTCCAATACCGATCCAAGCGCTCACGCTGTTTCCATTTCTGGCCGCTCGAAGAGTGCCAACATGATTGATTCACGCATCACGATGGATGCACTTTATAACTTGAACGTGGAAGAACTACTTCGCCATGTCGCCAAGCCATTTGGTTTGAAAGTGAAAAGCCTAGTGAAGAGTATGCCGGTCATCCCCGAGTTTCAGATAAATGCAGAATCACCGGTAGAGAACGTGGCGCAGCTCATTCGAGAGCAAGGTTTTATGTTGGTTGAGCGCAATGGCGTGTTGATCATTGAAAACACCGCGCATGCAACTATCAGCAACATCGGTCTAGAAACGGGCAACAACATCGACAGCCTGAACATCAAGCGCACCTTCAATCAACAATTTCACACCATTGATGTGCAAGGCCAGTGGGATGACGCAAGCGCACAGGTCATCAATCCAAACGTCGAGAGCTCACGCACCATGGTGATCACCTGTGACCAATTACAAAACCGTGAAGCTTGTCTGTCTCGTGCTAAATATGAGCGCAACCTTTCCATAGCTCAAAGCCTGACAGCATCAAGCACGATTGCCGACATCTTCCCTGAGTTGGCCATTGATGGATTAAACCGAGTGATTAGAGTCGCAGACCAAGAGCAAAGCTTCAGTGAGATGTTGGTGATCAAGTCGCTTGGCCTATCAGTGTCTGAAAGCTCTACGGAAACTTCGATTGAACTGTTTAGGCCGTTTAAGGAGCAAAGCTATGTCTAGTGCTCTGCAGCAACAACAGCGATTAATGGCCAGAATTAAAAACGTGATTGGCACCGGTACTGTCACAGGGGCAACCACAGGTCGATTACAAATCAAAACCGCGACAGGCCGAACTAACGACAAGATAAAACGCGTGCACAACTACGGGTTTATGAGCCGTCCATTACCAGGGTCGAAAACTTACAACCTGTTCATTGGTGGAACCACATCTCGCGGCATCACCGTGAACGTAGAAGACGAACGTCACCAAATAGAGCTGCAGCCTGGTGAAGTCGCGATACTTGATGACAAAGGCAACCTTGTTCATTTCACGCAGCAAGGCATCAAGATAAACGCCTGCGCAAGGTTAGAAGTGATATCAGCGCAAGAAACCACTGTGAACGCAACGGCTGTGAACGTTACTGCACCTAAGTCCAAGTTTTCTGGTGATGTAGAAATCGGCGGTAATCTGAAAGTCACAAAGAACGTTGATGTCACCGGTTCTGTGGGTGGCTCATCCGGTACGTTCGGCGGTGTCAAAGTTGAAAAGCATGACCACGACTACACAGACGACGGGACAACAAGAATAACCAAGGGGCCAAATAAAGGATGAGCCATTTCAACTTAACCGCCCTGACAGCACCACTCAGCTCTAAAGAGGGATTAACCCACGCTGTTCTGCAGAGTGTTTATAACTATGCCGAATCGACTCAAAACGATCGCGCCCGTATGGCAAGCAATGATCGCGGCGGCACTTGGAGCTATGAGTTGGTAAACGTGGTCGGCTCTCGTGATTGGACGCTCAAGCGAGCAAAGCTAACAGACGAAACGTTAAGCCTCGCTAAGCGGTTTTGTGAAGAGTCGCTCGCTTGGCTCATTACCGACGGCCACGCCAAAGCAGTTGAAGTTTCAGTATGGCGAGAGAAGCCAATCCAAATGGGTCGCAATGTGATGATCACCCTAACCGATGGCTCTCAGTTCGATGTTCCACTTTCAAAGGTTAACCAATGAGTACACAACGAAGCCTAGATGATTTGATAGCTCGCGCAGAAGCCAATCTGGTATCTGAGACAGGGCAAAACAACCCAGCAACCAAAGGGATAGCCGCTGCCATTGCGGGTGTCAGCTATGGGCAATATGGTTATCAAGATTTGCTGTTCAGGCAGCTGCATCCAGAGACTTGCTCTGAAGAGTGGTTATACCTACACGCCAATCGCCATAAAGCCCCTCGACTGCTGCCCACGTTCGCAACGGGCCGAGTACAGTTCACTGAGCTTGGTGGCACGGTGGTGATCAAGAAAGGCACCCGTTTAACGCATGCTAATCACGAGTACGAAACCACCAAAGAACAATACAGCAACGTCCCCGTTGATGTCATTGCACTTGAATCAGGCATAGATAGTAATCTTTCCGAATGCGCAGTGCTTACGCTAAGCGAAGGATTGAGCGGTATTGACCCAAACCGTGTGCTTTCACTTGGTATTGGCGGAGGCGCCAATATTGAAGAACTCGAGCACTGGCGAGTGCGTGTCATCGTTGCATTTGAAAAGAACGAGCTGATTGGCAAAGCGGTGGATTATCAAGTGTGGGCAGTATCGGCACACTCAGATGTGGATTTTGCTTGGGCGCTTGATAACACCCCACAACGAGGCATGGTGGAAGTGTATATCGGTGCGCGAGAAAACAATCCAACGTTAAGCACTGAAGTGGTCAAGTTGGTGCAAAACACGTTTGAACAAAATCGGCTTGCAGGTTGCCACCCATTGGCTCACCTACCAGAGCAAGCGCCAATCAATATCGAGATCCAAGGTATTGAAGACCAAGAAGTACGGGACGATGTGGTCACTGCACTCGAAAACTTGGTGAAAGAGAAAATGGGTAACATCGAGCCGACAACCCAAAAGCCGGAGTCCATCACCAACACAGAGATTGTCTTAACTATCTCTACCGTGACCAACAACTTTATTGTTCGCTCTCCAGTTGGAGAAGTCGCCATTGATAACAATCAGATACATGTATTAGGAGGCGTGACGTGGACACCTCCGACTTAATTATTGAATACAGTACCGATGATTTTGAAGGCGCCTATCGTGGGCTATTACCCAAAGGCGAATATTGGCAAGACACTGAGAACCTAGAGCTTGCCAGCACCATTAAAGGTATTGCCAAAGACTTCAAGCAAACCCATGACGAGATTGAACTGTCGCTATTAACGGAGTTTGAAGAGCAACAATTTGGTTGGAAGATTTCAGACTATCAACGGCTCTTGATGACGATGGGTTCAAACGGTGTCGTGTATGACGAGGTCGCAAGCCCAAACCTCATAAAGATAGATTTGTATAGCTACAGCAATGATGCTGCCTTTAAAGCGCTAGAAGAAAAACGACTGCCTCACACCGAGTTTCATTGGATTTATCCTCTCGAAGCAGAAACAAAGTTTGAACAGGCCACAGCTTTAACCATTAAGCCAGGATTTAGCTCTCAGCTTGAACTAGACACAAAAGCACCATTCCTGTGTTGCACCGCCATTACATGGCAACTTGAAATAGGAGACACCGTATGAGCGCACTGCAAGCCATCCCTACTCAGTACGGGATAGACATTTTAAACAATGAGTTAAAAAATACAGTAACCAAGTATCGGCTCATTGGCGCGTTAACCCATGACGCACCAAGTGAATCATTGTATTCATTCTATGAAAACACCATTGAAACCAGTTACTACGATGACAATGGCGTTTTAACTTTTATCTTAAACCTGCCAATTGAGCAGCATTTTGATGAGTACCTGCATCAAATTGATGTGTTGGATAGCGCTAATCAATCTGTGATCGAGTGCTTGACACCTAAAGTCGCCCTGCCGAAAGGTATTGGCGGCATGGTCACACTCAAAGTAGCGGTTTCGGGTGAGGCTGGACAAGTTATCTTTAAGCACAGCGAATTTGTGACTGAAACTGAATTGAACGAGCTACACCTAGCGCCGATTAAAGCTGCACTAGCAAACATGGTGGGAATGATAGGAGAGTTTCATCATTCCGGAGAAAAGCCCGCTTGGATTGACTTAAACGGCGGCGAGTTATCAAGAACTACCGATAGACTTCTTTGGGATTATGCAGTGGCGGCAGGAATGGTAATCGTTCAGGCAACAAAAGACACAGACCCTATGACCCATGCTATGAAATTTGGTGATGGTGATGGTGCCACGACATTTACGGTACCTAACCACCATTTAGGACATTTCGTTCGAGGTAACCCCAGTGGAGTTAATCATGGTGAGACACAAGGCGACGCTATTCGAAACATCATAGGTAACTGGAATGCTAGCTCGAATGAGGGTATATCAACTGACCATGAGAGCACCTTTAATGGTGCGTTATATACTAATGGCAATCAAGGCCCCCGTTCATACGGTGGTGATAAGTCAAATCATCACCTTCTACATGTCGGATTTGATGCGTCTAAAAGTGTCCCAACTTCTGACGAAAACCGTCCATACACAGCAAACCTTTCAATCAAAATTCACCGAGGCTGGATGCAATGAAAATAGCTTATCACTACGATTACAAAACCTTCATTTATCAGGGTGAGTGTCAAATCCATAAAGTGGCTGGATATGATGAGTATATCTTGCCTCAGTTTTCTACTTGGGTTGCTAAACCAGCTTTTGACGAAGAAGCCGAACAAGCCAAGTATGATGTGAAAAATCAGAAATGGTTTGTTGAGTTAAAGCTTGTTGAAGTGATGACTTATCATAAGCTAAACCACGAATCGAAAGTGTTTGCCGATGCTTCTTTAGTATCAGACGAATACACGTTAAGAAAACCATCAAACCAATGGGATGAATGGATTGACGACGCTTGGGTAACGAACAAAAGTGACAAATATATTGCTGAGTATGACCAAGTCGACAACGTTCGCCGCGGTCAATATGCTCAAGTGTGCGATCCCTTGTTTGCTGAAGCCAACATCAAACGCCTACAGGGTTTTGAAGGTGACGCACGAGCAATAGAGGCTCAAGCCTTAGCTGCTCGTGACAAAATCCAAACTGAAAACCCGTGGCCGACACCGCCTACCAACTAATTCATAGACACATTCAAACCCAGCCATCGAGCTGGGTTTTCTCTTTCTGCTATCTGAACTTCTATATCTCGACACTAGAAATGCCATCAGTCCCCTTTAAAACTCAACGAGATACACTGCTTATGGGGGAACTAATCATCTAGCTATAAGAGAGAAACCAATGAATGAAACAGAGGCAAAGGCACTCGTCGTATCACTACTCGATGTCACTGGCCTAAAGAAAATCTTCGCTTCCATTAGTGCAACCCTAATCAGTTTCGGCGTGAATGACGTACTCCAAGTTTTGTCTGTTGCGGTCGGTATTGGCGCAGGCATCATGGCTATTCGTCACTACGCTATTGCAACCAAACTCAGCCAAGCGCAGTTGGACAAGTTGAACTCAAAAAAAGAGGGTTCAGCATGAGCATAAAAACCAAAGCAATACAGACTGTGGTGTGCTCTGTTGCCTCCGTTCTTACCATTGTTTTTACCATTGATTCAGAGCTTACTACCAGTGAGCAAGGCCTCAGCCATGTCGCGAATGAAGAAGGTTGCAGACTCAAACCCTACCAATGCAGTGCCGATGTGTGGACTGCGGGGCTTGGTCATACAAGCGGTGTTACACCACAGATAGTATTCACCGAGCAACAAGCGGCTGAGTATTTTGTTGAAGATATCTCAGCTTCCGAACAAGTGGTAAACAAACACATCACCCAAACCGCTAACCAGGGCGAATACGACATGATGGTGAGCTTTGTCTTTAATCTTGGCGCCGGCAATTTCACGCGCTCTACCTTACTGAAGAAGTTTAACCAAGGTGATCATCAAGGCGCTTGTAACGAGTACCCTAGATGGGTGTTTGTGAATGGTAAAGACTGCCGACTCAAGCAAAGCAACTGTGCCGGCATTCCTAAACGCCGAACCAAAGAACAACACGTTTGTTTGAATGGGTGGTGATCATGTTAAACCAATATCTAGCTTTATTTAAAGCCATTGCCTTTGCTGCCGTCCTTAGCGGTGTCGCTTATTGTTCGTATGACTACGGCGTAACAACCACTGAGGTCAAAACCTTAAAAGCGCAAAATGTCCTATGGGACAAAGTAGAGCAAAAACAAAACGAGGCTTTTCAGCTCGCCGTAAAGCTCGCGAACCAAAAGCCAGATATTCGAATTGAGTTTCGAGAGATCGAAAAAGAGGTGATCAAGTATGCTCAACAGAACATTGATAAGCAGTGCGTTGTTAACGATCCTGACTGGATGCACATCCGCGCCCAATCAGTGCGAGCGCATAATCGAGCAATCGGTATTCAGCAACCCTCCACCGTCCCTGATGGTACCGCCAAAACCGCTACAGGGTACGAGCAAGACGCCGAAGTCTTAGCGGAAGATGTGGCGAACCTGCAAACCTGTGCTGAAAATGCTCAGAAGCTCTTATCGCTACAAACTTGGATAAGAGCGCAGCTTCAACACGAGCTGCAGTAAAGACAAACCTTCTTATACTCGATGCTCTAAGCCGCATCCAAACGTTTGTATTCTTTAGGGGTGATGATCGGTTGCCCCACAACATCATTCAATTCTTGCATCATATCAATCAGTGGCAGTAGTTCGTTCTTGTGGAACAGCCAATCGACCTTGTTCAAATCGAGTGACGTAATACTCTCGCGTCGAATGCTCATCAACTCAATTGGTACACGGTGAACCGAAAGTACCTCGTTCATGGTTTGGTTCTTCACTTCTTTGTATGAGTCTTTGGCTTCCACCTGACCAATTGGCTTGAGCTCTGGGGCTTTGGTATCTTTACCTTTGGCATTCACAAACAGGTTTTTAAATGCCATGCCTTCTTGAGCTTGCAGCTGCTTCTTGATGGCCTTTTCTTGTTTCTCTGTCATGGTGGGCTCATTCATATACAGCAAGTAACCTGCATGGTTACCGTTACGGTAGTACTGACGACGAAATAAGGTGGCATCATCGTTCAACCAGATAGAGGTCAAAGAGCTAATGTGACTTGGTAAACCATACAGCTCTTGCGCCACATCGTAATCGCCCAAATGGAACACTTGGCCTTTCTTGTAATCAATGCGCCCGTCATCATCGTAAGCTCTAGGCTTATACGTCCAACCTAAGTCTTCACGTCTACGCATATACAAAGCAGGTATGTGTTTGAGCTTAATTGGCTCACCCAACCCTCCATAGCCTCGAATGACCTGTAAGTAAGCATTGCCAAAGGTTAAATAGTCTTGAATAAAGCGCTTTGCATCTTGGCGTGAAAGTAATCCACTCAGCGCAATGGCATGCATTAACGTATTGCGCTTAAACTCAATCGCACTCGAATGCATCGGATTCGTACGCAGTGCCTTGGCTAAGGTGTCGAGCGCAATCGGTGGTTCGTATAAACCATCAACCAACGCCACTTCTAAATAGCTCAGAATGTCGCTGTTCATCACGCTCACGGGGTTAGAAAATTCAATCTCTATCACTTGGCCTCTCCAAAATTAGGCTAGAAGAACTCGACACTGGTGTTGGTGTCATTGTTTATATCAATCGGCTCCCAACGCATTACATGCATCGAAGCCCAAGCTAAATCGGCATGAGAGCCAATTTTGCTGCGGTTAGAAACAAAGGTAATTTGGTTACTCACCTTAGTGGTTTGCTGGCGAATCATTAAGAACGAGTGAACGAGATCATCCCATTCCGCTTCAAACTGTAAGCGGCCACTGTTAATGATTTCTCTCGACTTATAGGCCATCAGTCGTTTCACTTCGGGTGAGTAATCCAGCTCGACCAGAGCTGGGTAAAACTTACGAACCAGCTCAGCGGTAGCCGAGCCTACGCCACTGGTATCCATGGCCATGTACACCACGTTGTATTTCTCAGTAATGCCGCGAATGGTGTCGGCTTGTTGCTCATAGCTGGAGCCTTTAAGGCGAACCCGCTCAATAAATCGGAACACGCCGCCTTTACGTCTAGGCTTCAACGCCACCACTAAGCCAGCATCATCCGAACTTTCACCCGTACCACCACCTCTTGGGTCATAACCGACCAAAACTTCTGCGTTACCCACTGGCCTTGCTTTCTCGTGGTCGACATCTTTCCAAAGTGACGAATCCGCTTTACAGGCCAGTAGTGCTTTCAGTGAGAAGAATGAAGCGCTGTCGTCCAAAAACTTACAACGCAATAGATTGTCGAAAATCTCTTTAACCGGATATTTGCGCTTGAGCTTATCCATGTTGAAGAAGGTCGCGCCTTTCTTAATCGCATCATCCACCGTGATCATTTGACGGAAGATAAAATCAACACCCAAAGCGCCAGCTTTTAGCGCCTTGTGGCTTATATCAATGCCGTGCTCTTTCTTGCCTTGCCATTTTGGGTAGGCTTCATGGGCCATGGTGGAAGGTGTTGAAATGTAAGTGGTGCGGAACTGCGATTGCATCGACATACCGCCCGCGTAATTATCTAAATCCGCAAAGCTCGGGATCCAAAACACTTCATCCCAATACATGTGGCCGTTAAAACCTTGAGAGGTCGCTACGTTGGTGGACATAAAACCAAGGTTCGCGCCATTGCTGAGCTCGATGTCGTCCTTACCTTTTAGGTCAACTTCCCCAATCTCTAACGCAAACTTACGAATGTAGTTCTTGAAGATATACGACTGCTTTTTCGACGCAGAGATAAACACCTGGTTGTCGCCAGTCAGTACCGCATCTTCAAACGCTTCAAAGGCAAAATAGAACGTAAGACCAATTTGACGCGACTTAAGATAAAAGCGCACTTCATTGATCTCATCGTTTTGCTTATGGCCATGAATGTCCTTTTGGTATTCGAAGAAGGTTTTCTCTCGATACTCGTCCAACATCTCTTTGGTGATGTGGGATACATCGTTCTTCGTCTTATTTGGCTTACGACCCCGCTTTTGCTCGCCATCGTTTCGGCCAGCTGGTCGGTTGCGCCTTTGCTCAGCTTCATCGCGTTTGAATTGCTGTTCGAGCAACATTTTGAGTTCACGCTCTTGGCTCTCAAGCTTTTGGTCAACCCACATCAAGTAAGCAATGCGCTGTCTCATCATTAATTCGACGGGCGCGTCATCCCTCAGCGTTTTCCAATCAAACTGAGTTATCCATTTTTGAACCGTGCGAGTGGCCACACTAACCGATTCTGCAATTTCAGCAGGCTTACGTTGGCGTAAAAACAGTCCCAAAGCTTTCGTTTGGTCGGCGGTATAGAGCGGTTCGCTAACAACATTATTTTCCATGTTTGCATAGTGCTACAGCGCCGGTGATTACTCAGCTTGAACGATTTCTATATCAAGTGTTTAGAACTAGGACAAATACAAAAAGGCGGAAGCATTGGGTAAATTGGAATCATCGAATTTAGGAGAGTTTAGGTATGTTCCAATCAGAGCTAATTTGTATTTTACAGGCAGGAGCAACCATTGATGGTCGAGTCATTGAGCAAAAAATCATTGATGAGATTGCAGAAACTTACAGCCCAGACGTTTATACAGCTCGAATTAATGCAGACCATTATCCATGGAGTAACAAGTACGGCTCTGTCCTCTCTGTCGAAAAGAAAGAAGACAAGCTATTCGCAGTACTGAAACCAAACTCAATGCTTTTGCGTATGGCTGAGCAGGGGCAGCTTTTACATACCTCATGTGAGTTCTATGAAAAGTTTGCAGATACAGGGAAAGCTTACTTGACCGGATTGGCTCTGACTGATGAGCCAGCATCGTTAGGTACGACGCAGATTCAACTGTCTGCCAACAGCAAAGATAAAGCGTGCGTCCCAACGAACTTTCAAATCACTCCAGAACAACTATCGAAAAGCACCGAGGAAGAAGCCTCGATGTTCCATACATTTAAACGCTGGCTTAAGGGCGAAGGTGAACTTGAGCAGCTCTCACAACAACAGGAAGAAGATGAAATGAGTAAAGAACTTGAAGAGCTACTCAAGCAAAGCATTGAGCAAGGTAAAGAAAATCAGCAACAACTCAGCCAGTTAAATGAACAAGTTGAAAAGTTGAACACCAATGGTAAGCCCCCGGAGCAACCCGCTGAATCTGAAGAAAGTACGGATGTCACCGAACTAAAAGATCAGGTAGAGACTCTGTCTTCACAGGTAGAAAACCTAACAGGTCAAATTGAAAAATTCAGCAAATTGACCGATGAAGAGCAGCGCAAGTTAGCTGGCGAAGGTAATGACGAAGAGCGTTACTTATAGGCTTCGACACGTCTTCAACCCATAACGAATTGAATTAGGTAAGAACATGCAAAAGCAGACCAAAACAAAACTCAGCGCCTACGTGAAAGCCGTGGCAGCGCAAAACGATGTGGATGATGCAACCGAGAAGTTTAACGTGAGCCCGAATGGTACTCAGCGCATTATCGCGGCTATCCGCGAAAGCAACTGGTTCCTAGGCAAAATCAACATCATCTCAGTGAAAAATCAAAAAGGTGAATCCATTGGTCTTGGCGCTACGGGCATGATTGCCAGTCGTACCGATACATCGGGTTCGGGCAAACGTACACCGAAAGATCATTCAAGCATGGGGGTAATGCCTTACATGTGTGAGCAAACGAACTTTGATACCGCGCTTCGTTACGCAAAACTGGACGCGTGGGCACACCATAAGAACTTCAACGCCTTGATTAGTAAAGCAACCCGAGAGCAGATTGACGCCAATAAAATCACCATTGGTTGGTATGGCGTAAGTGTTGCCCCAAATACCGATGCTACCACCAACCCTAACGGTGAGGACGTGAACAAAGGTTGGTTCCAAGCCATGCGTGATCATAACGAAGATCGCTTAATTACCACGGGACAAAAAGCGGATGGTGAAATTCGTATCGGTGAAGGTGGTGACTTCATCAACCTAGACCTAGCCGTGCTTGAAACGAAAAACCTACTGCATGACGCCTGTGAAAACGATTCAAACCTTGTGGCCATCATCGGCTCTGATTTGCTGGCTTATGACAAAGCCAAGTTCTACGAAGCGCACGGTAATACGCCAAGCGAAAAAGGCAAAATTCAAGAGCTGCAAGTCATCGGTACTTATGGCGGTCTGCCTGCAGTGAAAGTACCAGGCTTCCCTTCGACGGGCATCATGGTGACCAGTTACGACAACTTATCCATCTACATTCAAGAAGGTTCAGTTCGCCGCTCTACAGGTAAGAAGAACGACGAAAAAGACCAAATTGAAAACTTTGAGTCGATGAACATGGCTTACGTGATCGAAGAAGTCGGTAAAGCCGCAGCCATTGAATTCAAAAACGTGAAGCTTTGGATTAACGGTGCTTGGCATTAAGCCAACCGCTAGAAACTAACACCCCCTCAATGCAGGCTCTATTGCTGTTTCAGGTGCGCTTTGGTGCTCACTGTTATTCGCGATTGTCGGCCTGCATTCCCTAACCCTGTAAGGATACATCATGGAATTTGTCGGTGATAAAAACGAGCGCTATGAATCTGAGTTGCCAGCCTCGGACAAATATCCAGCACTGAAGATTTCAGAGTTTCAGTCTCTGTTTCATTTCCAAAGCAATGAGACAGAGGCAGGCATTCTGCATCACGCGAAGGTGTCACGCATCAAAGTGCATTCTGAGCTTAAAGACACCTTAGTGCCTTTTGCTAGCTTGACGGAATTATCTCAAGAACGCTTTGGTGATGATGACTCCGCCAAAACGCTTTACAAGCAGGCCGTATTCGCACTGAGCGCCGCTCAACTGATTAGCGTGCAAATGAGTGGTGACGCCACCGCCGAAGCGGCAGACAGACAAGAAGCGCTCACCAGTAAGAAAGAAGAGTGTGAAGTGCAGTACCGCCAAGCCATAGACATGTTGATTCACGCAGAAGAAACCTACTGCTTTGAGAGGGTGTAATGAAAGCGCTGCAAAGCTTAACAGACCTATTCAAAAGCCATGTAACCGATGCGGCCAAAATGGATGTGTGGGCGGAGGATGGCGCCTTATTTTGTGGTCAGGGTGTCGATGTCGATGGGTTTGAAATTGAATATACCGCCATCGTTTTCTTGCAAAGCGCCAAGTTAGAGCCGCAAGTGTTGTTTATGCATTTAGTCAGCTGGCTCAACAAGTACGACCCAGAGCGAGCGGAAAAAGGCTTACCCATGCCGACGTTCGCGCTAGAGCCTCTCGATAAAGGTGCGTTTGATCTCAAGCTGAAAATTGATATTCGTGAAGAATTCGACCTTCAAGAAAGCGTACAAGGCAATTGGAAGCAAGGTGATACCCGTTATGAATGTGTCAGTGGTTTTGAAGCGCGAGCCGATGAAGACCAACTCGGTGAATTAGTTCACTTTGTCGGCCACTTAGATGATTTGCCATGAGTGAATTAACCCTCGCGACGCCTGAGCAATTGACTCAGATTGTGGAGAGTTTAGTGCTGACGGCCAGTGATAAGTTTGAGCTGAACAAACGGATGGCCAACCGCGCACGGCAGTTCTTTCGTCAGCAAATTCGCGCTCAACGAGATATAGACAACAACCCATACCAAAGCCGAACGCGGCGAAAGGCAACCCAACTATGGGATGGCACTCAAGCGCAGAACACCGTGAATAATAAAAACATGCTGCTTGGTTTTGGTAAGGCGTTAAGAACTCACGTAACAGAAGATAGCTTTGAGATTGGCCTAAAAGGCGTCGCAGGTCGCATTGGCCAAGAGCACAACCAAGGCGCTCAAGTGTCATTCACGACTCGCGTTAATGGCCACTACAACAGCAAAACAGGTCAATGGACAGGCGGCGTAAGAACCAAGCGCAATTATCAAATGCCCAAACGAACCTTCATTGGTTGGACACCTGCTCTAGAGCGAGAGTTACTCGCCATGGCAGCGGAACACTTTGCACTAGAGGATGCAGCGTAATGGATAAACAACAAGTAGACAAAATAGCGCTACCCACTTTCAAGATTAAGCCAGCGAAAACAAGTTTGATCGTGAAAGACCCAACAACCCGAGAGCCACTGAAAGCGGCAGGTGAAGATAAACCTCGTAACGCTTACTGGCTACGTCGATTCGCTGAAAAAAGTATCGTGGTCATCGATAAAACAGCCAAGCCCACAGCCAAAAAGGAAACTAAATAATGAGTATTGGTTTTGCTGAAGTACCCAGCACCGCTCGCGTTCCCGGTGTCTACATTGAAATTGATAATAGCCTGGCAAACAGCGCAGAAGACTTGCAAGTTATCTTGGCGATCGGTAATTCGGTCAGTGACGCCACAGTCGCGCCAAACAAGGTCACGCTTTGTATGGATGAGACGATTGCGGCAGCTTCGTTTGGTGCCAATAGCGACATAGTGGAAATGATCACCTATTTCCGTAAACAAGATAAGACCATGCCTATCTTTGCGGTCAGTGTTGAAGATAGTGATACCGCAAGCGCTTTAGCCGCATTGGGTGATGTTCAATATCACCACATCATGTGCTCATTGAATGACAGTACCACCATTCGTGAGTTAGGGATTTTTCTTGAAGAGCGATATGGCGCATTAGAGCAAGTACCAGGCATCGCGTATCTACCCAAGAAAGGCACACACGCAGAGCTCATCACCTTTGCACCAGCAAGCAATTGCGCGTTAATCAATTTTCTGCCCATCAATGACTTGGGTGACTCTGCAGAAACGCCATTGTCTGACGCAGCAGCGATTGGCGCATGGGTTGGGCAAATCGCCCCGTCATTGGCAATTGACCCTTGCAGACCGCTGCAAACGCTCAAGTTGAACGGTGTTTACTCACTGGCAGCACAAGAATGGGACTGGGCTGAACGTAACCTCTTTTTGTATGAAGGGTTGAGTACCTACACGGTGAACTCAGCGAATGAAGTGTTAGTCGAGCGCGCCGTTACCGCTTACACAGAAAACGCAGCTGGCGTAACGGACAACAGTTACCTCGATGTCATGACGCCGGCAACCGCCATGTATTTTCGTCAGAAACAGCGCTCGTTGATCTTAAGTGTCTACCCTCGCCATAAGGTAGCGAAAGACGGTACCAAGTTTGCCAAAGGTCAGCCGATTGTGACGCCGACCATGTTCAAAGCCAAGCTGTTGACCTTGTATCGAGATTTGGAATACCAAGGCATCGTGCAAGATTTCGATGGCTACAAAAAGTCGCTCATTGTCGAGCTAGATGAAACCAACAAGCAACGCGTCAACTACCAAGATTCACCGCAGTTCGTGAACGGTTTGATTATCGTTGCAGGTAAAATTCAATTTAGGAAGTAAGTCATGGGAACAAAAATCACTAGCCGTGCTGTCCTTAACGCCGGTTCATTGGGACGCCTTCCCATCAAAGAAGGGGCGGAATATGGCCTCGGCAACATGAAGCGCGAAACCATAATGGGTGACGATGGCCCTTTGGGTTTCTCGGAGCAGTTCTCGGATGCGCCTTTCATCAAATGCACCATCATTCACGCTCAAGACACCGATGAAAAAGCCATTGCTGATTTTGTGGGTGAAGACATCACTTTAGAAACGAACACGAACCGCGCTTACACCTTGAAAGGCGCGTGGACAGTCGACCCGCTTACCGTTGCGGTAAAAGATGGTCAGCTTGAAGTGCTCTTCAACGGTGACGAACTCATCCCGCAGTAAGGAGAAAGACCATGTTATCCATACTGATGAAACGAGAGGCTCAGAAGACAAAGCCAGAACCAGTTGAAGCTATCGACAGTGTTGTCGCTATGAACGAGTCAACAGTAATCCAAGCCGTTCGCACCGCTTTTGCTGATAAGCCCTGGGAAGAAACGCAACTCGTGTTTAAGCAAGACCAAAGCTACTTGCGCACCTTGTCTGGTTCGAAAGAGAAAGATCCGTACAAGCAAGAGCTCATCAACAAGTACCGACCATTGGTTGAAAAGCTACTGGACACTCACAAAGGCGACTACGGCAACCTCGATGTAATGTGGTGTTTCTATATGTGGCACTTTGACCTTGGCCAGTTTGAAGAGATCCACGATGACTTTCGAGCGGCCATCGATGGCGGGTTAGAAACACCGGCTAATTTCAAAGTGAATGGTCAAACAGGGTTTTGTGATTACGTCTTTAAGTACACACACAAAGCGCACACCGAAAAGAAAGCGTACAAGCGTGAATACCTACTCAAAGCCGTGAGTGACTTACTGGCTGGCGAACTTGCTACTAACGCCCCACTCAAAGTGAAGATGTTCCGTCTAGTCGGTGATTGGCACTTTGAAGCTGGTGAAAAAGAAAAGGCGCACAACCTGTTTGAGATAGTGATGAAACTAGATCCAAACAAAGGCGGCGTAAAGAAGAAACTTGAAGCATTACAAAAGGAGCTTGGTTATGACCAACCCCATTAAAGACGAGTCACAAGTCAAGGTCGCGGAACTGGCCTCGCCTATTGAAAAAGACGGCAAAGCGCTTACGCATATTGATATCAGCAAGCCACACTCTGGGCATTTGCGCGGATTAAGCTTGATAGACGTGTGCGGAATGAAGTTTGAAGCAGGACAAACGCTATTGCCTCGAATCTCTTGCTTGAATGAGCGTGACATTATCAATATGCCTCCAGAGAACTGGGCGCCATTGCTCACGACGCTTGCCTCTTTTTTCGTCGCGACGGAATAGTAATAGATCGAGTTGAAGACTATTACGCAGATATCGCCCTTGTGTTTCATTGGCCCCCAAGCGAAATAGACAAACTCAGCTACGACGACCTATTACTGTTTCGCGAGCTGGCCAGACAAAGGCACGAACAAACACCACAAGAGAGCGAATAAGCTCTCTTTTTTTGTATCAACGAAAGGCTATCCAGAATGAAAATGAAACTGTCTGTTCTCATGGATATGAAAGACAAGACTTCAGCCGTTCTCAAAGGGATGAGTGGCGAGAGCGATTATTACGCCAAGTCCATCAAAAAGGTACAGAAGACACAGGCTGATGACTCTGCTGCAATGGGGATGATTGATTCTTTAAAAACGTCACGAAAAGCAATGGACAAGAACGCCATTGCGGTTGCTGCGGTCAGCGAGAAGCTTGAGGAGTTAAAAGTAAAAGCAGCAGGCGTTGAATCACCAAGTGCGGCTCTAACGGAGAAAATCACAAAGCAGCAAGCTAAGCTGAGCAAACTGAACACTGAGCAAGAAGGTTACAAGTCCCATTTAGAAAAGCTCGACACCCAATTAAAAAAGACAGGCGTGAATACGGGAAATCTCGATGGCGAGTACGACCGACTGAATCGAAGTTATAAGAAACACGGTAAGGAGATAGGAAGACTCAGTAAGCGTTATACCACCTTACAAAGAGTCATGAGCCCGATTCAAAAGCTGAACCGTTCCATCAAGTTTCCCAAGGTCGGCGCTGCAGCGGCAGGAAAAGGCGCTGCGTTGTTAAGTGGTTTAAGCTTTGCTGGGTTAGTGACACAAGTGAATGGCGCGGCAGGTGAAATGGACAACCTGGCAAAGACATCGGCGACCCTAACCCTACCCATTCAAGAACTCCAAGCTATGCAATCCCAAGCTGAACATGCCGGGGTAAGCTCTGATGCACTGTCTAACTCAATGCTTCGCTTTACCAAGCGACTTGGCGTGTTGCAACAAACGGGCTCAGGTGCGTTAGGCTCTTACCTAAAGAAGAGTGAGAACGCGCTGCATAAAGACTTACAGGGAGCGAAAGACACCAAGCAGGCTTATGAAATGCTCCTTGAAGAGTTCTCTCAACTTGAAACGCCACAAGAGCAAATGGCCTTTGCGGACGCGGCCTTTGGACAAGACGGTCGCAAAATGCTGATCATGTTGCGTGAAGGCACTGAGGGGTTAACGGCAGCAAGAAAAGAACTCAATGCATTGGGCGGTGGTGCGACTGCAGAAGATGCGGCGAAAGCGGAAGCCTACAACGATGCTCTGCAAAAAATCGAAGAAAGCGTTCGCTCTATGAAGTTTGCAGCGCTTGCACCCATAATGGAAAAAGCGACTAAAGCATTCACCCAATTTTCTGAGAAGTTTAAGAACGCTGCTTGGCGAACCGACTTCATCGAAAAGCTCATTCAAACCGTAGATGGCCTTTATCAAGGCTTTGAACTGCTAGGTAAAGGGCTTATTTGGTTAACGCAAAACTTCAAAGGGATTCTGGCGACGGTCGCCATTCTAAAAGTGGCGTTGATTGCTTTGAATGCTGCCGTTTTGGCAAACCCAATCGGGCTTGTAGTGGCCGCTGTTGCCGCTGCAGTAATCGCGATTACCTATTTAATCGATAAGTTCATTGGTTTAGACAAAGTCATTAAATGGATTGGTGATGGCATTGGCTGGCTGTGGGATAAATTCAAAGCGCTAATAAACAAACTGCCAGATGCACTCATCCCCGATGGGTGGAAAATTCAAACCGAAGAAGCTGGCCAAGAAGTCGATAACTTAGCCGCTAAACTCAACCGTATTGAAGATAAGAGCGCGACGCTTGGCATTACGACTAATGAAACCCAAAACCGAACGGAGCGAACCCAAACTGAGCAAGGTTACCACGCTTATCAAACTGGAGGGGTTCAGCCTATTAAACAAAGCACTGCGTATAGCCCTCTGGGCAACCAAACCGTGAAAAGTAAATCTGAAGTGTCCTTGACCATCAAATCTGATAAACCAGTCGCGATTGAGAAAGCGAAAAGTGAAAAGGGAACTGAATTGAACTTAGATGTGGGGAATATGGTGACGAGTTTTTAACAAAAACCCAACTTAAACTAGTTGGGTTTTCAACAAAAAAGATAAGAATCATCATAAATACAATGTCGTCTTTTCGATAGTACTTGCTTCATCGGCTTAGAAAAATGACTTACAGGATCGGCCCAAACAACGAAACGCCATATTGTTCTTCAATATAATCCCAATCAACGTTATTCTTTTTACACAGAGCCAAGACTTCTTCTTTGATCTGTTCATTTAAAGAATCAGACACGAAAACTTTATATGTTTGAGGGTACACATTTTCAAAATATAATTTGTAATCAGCAAAAATCATACTGATCCTTATCACCCCTAATTCAAACACACCACCCAACTCTATAAGCCTATAGAAGGATTTTACATCCTCAGTTAACAGCTTAGAGAAATCCTTTAGTTCCGTAATCCCAAATAGTTCCAACTCTCTAATGGCAATAGCTTCATGATCTGGATAAAACTCCAACCCACTTTCAAGGAATTCATTCATGGTGTTTTTTAAGAACTCGGCCATTGAAACTGAAGTGATCGATAGGTCAAAATTACCTAGCTTTGCTGATTCTTTAGTTGATTCCGAAATAATATCTATCTCTTTTGATATATTGTTAAATTCTCGGTCTGCCATCTCTAAGACACCAGCTAAGATTTTAAACCTTCGACTCACATCGTCAGGTAGTTTCCCTGAAAACTTATAGTTCCTATCGTGCTCAATTTCAGCCCAAGCATGTTGAAGTATCGTTCTTATCTGAATTTCAAAAAATTTACCTTCAAATTGTTTATACTCAGGAAGAGCAAGTCTATCTTCTTTAAGGCTGGCTATATAGTGAACTGATTTATAACCAACTTTATCGATCCCTAAAGCATCACTTTTGTTAGAACTATTATCCCAATCAATATCGAAAAGCTGCTCTATCAACCCTTGAATAACATCAATTTCATCTTCTACATATGTAATGATTCTAATGCCTGAAAAGTCTTGTATTTGATTGACAGGGTCTGTGTATTTGTTTTGTTTACCTTTTTCTCTAACGCTGTCAATTGTTTTTGCTCTAGAACTAATCAAGTGATAACTGGAATCATTAGCCTCAAACACTTCAGATAGCAAAGACTCTACCTTTTTTGAGAGTCGTTTGTATATTGGCTGGTTTTTTATATACCAATCAACTAATTCAGTTTCCATTTTTACCTCTATAACGGTTCCAACAACCAGTGCCATTAACACTATGAAAATCAACAATATGAACTTGATTAATGTTACTTCAAGTTCATATAAAAAAACACCGATTATGTACTATAAGCCAAGATAAACAGCGATAAATTCAATTGACAGCCTTCCCCTAACAACCTTACTCTACAAATGCACTGGCAAAATCCAGTGTCGGGCGTAGGAACCCGTTTAGACATAAGGCGCATAGACGCCAGCTTTTTGCTGGTTTTTTTATGTGTGGCTTCGGCACACTTGTACATAGTCGTTTCGTATAGAAACCGTACTATCTGAATTATGGTGGGCTGGACAAGGCAGCTTCGGCTGGCCGTATCCTTGTGTCGCGGTATTCCTACCCTTGTTCAGTTCACCACCCGAAGCGTAGGAACTCCGTGTGGTGATTTAAAATCATGACACAAGGAGGCTATCATGCCGACATATTCCCTTTCTTTCCAAAATACTCATTTCGAGATTATTGAACAAAGTAATCAACTTTGGCTAACAGCCACCGATATAGCTAAAGCTCTTGGCTACCAAAAGCGAGATGCTGTAACTCAGATTTTCGAACGAAATTCTGATGAGTTCACGGGGCAAATGACTGAGACACTCAGAATGAGTGCCTCAGGTAATTACCAAAAAACAGTGCGTATATTCTCCCTTCGTGGTGCACACTTAATCGCGATGTTTAGCCGAACCTCTGCTGCCAAAGAGTTCCGTAAATGGGTATTGGACGTATTAGATCGAGAAATACAAAAGCCACAAAACAATCAAAACCCCACCCTACTCAACAACGCCAAAAGAGCATGCGAACGCGTAAGCCAGCGCGAGAACCAAAGCTACAATGAATTACTCGCACTCAAAGAAACCTTTGCCCAACTCGAACACTCTTCTCGTATTGCCCAAAACCAAATCAGCGACCTGTTAACCAGCCATCACTCTAAGCGCGACCATATCGCTCATATCTATTTAGCACACCAGGTAATGGTTGTGTAACTTGCTTAAACAAAAGCCCTTATCCATTTGAATAAGGGCTTTGTATTAATGAAGAGTTGCAGAAAAAAACAGCGCAAGCAGTAAACTTGCGCCATTTAGGAGGCTTATTAGAACATACCTGTTATTAAAACAATAACTGGCTGATACTATTCACCTTTTCTTGATGCATACCAAATAAAAGCCATCAATAAAACATGTATTGAAAAAGCGAAAATAGGAGCGTAAAACAATGTATCCATTATAGATTGAACATTTGCAATATCAGATTCGTTAGCAAAAGACGTACTCGACCAATTTTTAAAAGTTAGCGATGCAAAAACTGATGATATAAAAAACGCAATATACACAAAAATAATACTACAAATTAAAAACTTACGATTCAT